AAAAGCCCGCCACTATATGGGTGATCGCTAGTAGTACCCTCACCAATTTGAGTGTTGTTAAACAAATTACCAGCATTGGCTGGGTTGGAAAATGAATGAAACCTACCGCTTTGGGAGTTTGCAATACCAGAATATGGATTTCTGTTTCTTATTCTATTTTCTACAATTGGATGTACACCTGTATCATTACTGTTACTGATAATTTTATGTGGTCCAAAAGCAAAGAATCTTCTGGTAAGAGTTTCTGTTTCGCTATATCGCTTGGGTGAAGTTGAGTTGGCAGTTATACCATGACTACCAGAATTTCCAAGTGAATCTAGATTATAGTGGAACATAATCTCACCATCACTCCCATATGGAGCAACCATGATATATCTTCCGACTTGACTATTGTCTAATGTCAGTCCAGATCCAGCAGTTTCTCCAGCAGCGGCATACTCATATTTTAATTCCATAGAGAATCGTTCACCCTCGTTAGGACCAGATCCTCCCTCTAAACCATATAGAAGCTGATTGTAATTTACTGATCCTACTACACCCTGAAGCCCAGTAGTATCAAGATAGTCCCTAGCCCGAGTTGCTTTTGCGTCAATCGGAGTTGCACCCCGCAAAGTAACCTTTGACCCCTGTGGGTGATTCATTTGTATTTCTGAGTTTACTGTATGAACACCTTCAGTTAAGTTAATAATAACCGAACCGGATTCAACAATAATATAGGAATTCAAAAAGTTAAATGCTTTTTGAATAGTTTTGAAAGGTCTTGCCGGACTGGTTCCCGCATTGTTATCACTACCAGTCTGTGAAACATACAGATTGGTAGTTGTACGAATTACCTTTACGGAATCCTGAAGTCTTTTAAATGTTGCTGCACTTCCCATTTAGTTTCCCTATACTGGCTTTCTTTTATATATCTAGGTTAAATCAAGGTCCATGAAGTGGTTCTCCGTCACCACTACTATCGTCATCAATAACAACACCACCACCGGGATTTCCTTCATTATTTCGTCCACCTGTGCTATCATCATTTGGTCCACCACCCTGGCCTCCGCCTGGATCATTACCGGCACCACCACCTCCATCACCTCCACCAGATTCGTTGGATGAATCACCCAACTGCACTGCGAAAATGTTAAAGGGTCTGTTCTGATCAGGTCCTGCTGTTAGTCCCTCTTGTCCAGAATATGAATTGACTTTCAATACTCTATAGTCGTCTGTTACTGTTCCAAACACTCTTACGTCGGTCAAAGCCTTTGCTGTGGTGTCTGCTGTTGCACCCGTGGTTCCTGCATGAGAAGGAGAGAGCATAAAGATGGGAGCATTGGATGTCTTGAAGAACTGTCCAAACTTCAGAACGTTATTTCCTGTACCCCCGGTTGGAGCAATGTCATTAAGAGCGATGTACATATCGCTACCAGCTAATATAGTTCCTGAAGCATTGTGGGTATCTATTTTCTGATATCTTAGCAGAAGAGCGTCTGCTTGAGATGCAGCCACATTGTTAACTTCACCCGAAGCGATTGCGGTAACTTGTGCGCCGATCATATCAGGCAAAGGAGAATTCTGTTGGATGTTCTCAAACCGAGAAAGATCAATACCTTTCTCTACTTGCACATTTGCAAGATCAATCATTTCACCACCATATGCAATACTATTCTTTAGGTTTCTATTAGAAGAGTTTGCAGTGGTTGTTCCTGCCTGAATGTAAAAGTTAAGTTCAGTATAGTTGTCACCGGATATACCAATTTCTTTACCTTTGATACCTGGCACTTTAAATTTTACACTATGTCTTTTCCAAGATGATTCGAGTGTAACTTCCTGTCCCTTTACCTGAACCGGATATGACGCGGTGAATCCATCATCGAATTCTCCTCCACCATTCCATTCACCTAAACTACCACCACTCTTTCCAAACACCTGAGTAAGCCCTACACCTAATTTGTGTCCAGCAGAATAACCTTTAGCATAAAATGAAACATTTAAAGTTGAAGCCTGTAGAATTCTTACGTTTGGAATTCTATGAGATACTGAAATTATTTCGTTTGCATAGGTTCCACCAGTGATTCCACCCTGATGCATTCTCATAAAGTAAAGTGGGTTTCCTTCTACCTCAACTTGACCAATATCATGAGGACGCTTTTCTACTCTATGAATAGACGCGAGTCCTGAACCTGTTGATCCATCTGTCCCCGGCCAATAACGAGTGAACCATTCATCAGAGGTAGATGTCAACTTAACAGAACTGTTTATTCCATGAATGTCCGTAGAGATACCTCTACTCCACTTCGCAAAAGAAGCGTTTGACACTAGGTTTCGGAGTGCTTCGCTGCCTGCTACTCCTCTTAGATTTATTGATGATGATCCCATGTATTACCCTAAAAATTTTATTACTTAGTTACTCTGTGGTTCAAGCTATATATCCGGTTATTTGCCAAGATGAGGATTTGTATTGGTTGTTCTTTGAAAGTGTAAACTTACCATCCGCATCCACTGGTAGAATTTCAGTTACAGACATGATATCTCTATTGTTAATATTTCCAGTCATGTACAGGACTTTAAATGTAGCATTAGAATTAATACTGGTTCCCGCAGAATAATTTGTAAAAATGTATGCTTGCAGGCCGCCTGTAGTTTCCCCTGTCCAGTTGATTTGAATATGTGTTGCTCCTGTTGGGACACCATAGTCTCCAGCATCGAATGTTCCCGTTGCAAAATTCGTATTCGATGACGGCAGACCACCTAGTCTGGTGGCATGTGTTTCAAGATGAACTAGTTTGGGGCTAGAATCTATTGCTGTTCTAATTGCTGTCTCAGTAACCAGTGAGGTATTATCTGTACTACCAGATGTTCTAATACCGGTTCTAATCTGAGTTACAACAGGAGAAGAAGCACTAAATTTCAAACCTTTAGCGCCTATTTTTAGGTTTGCCGTACTATCCGCGGCAGCCCCCACACCAACATAACCAGTATCATCAGTGCCACTGGGATTCTTAGCTTCTAAAATCGTATTGCTGTTATTCTTGACTACAAAGGAGTTCCCTGACGCTGATCCTAAACCAGATAAATTAATTCCAAATGAGGCTGTTTCGGAAGCACTACCAAATTTGATTTTTGGTTTTACACTCCCCGTGTCATCCACATCAATTTGGAATGTATTTACATCTGATGTATAACTCGTGAATAAGCGATATGGTCTAAACTTATTTCCCAGTGTTCCATTCACATCAAACATGATGAGATCACCATCTTGTGTACCCGAAGGGAATGTAACATCCGTAAGTTCGACTAGAGGAAGTTTAAGATCTATATTATCAAGTATGGATGCCTGTGCAAGTGAAGACAACTTAATTATGTAATTAATACCAACATATGGCTGTAGGTTATTGTGTCCTAAAGGTGAGCCGGCATTAGTGTTTGCTCCTACTGATCCCGTGTTTATTCCAAGTTCTGCTGGAGTTAAAATATGCTCATATTCACCACCAATCTGTCCACGGATAAAGTTCTGATCCGCAGCTATTGCAGTACCAGTTCTATTACCAGCTCCAGTATCCGAGTCAGCTAATCCAAGAACAACTTTACCTCTAAGGTCTGGTTTTCTTACATGAGAAGTTACTGCTGAAAAATCTCCAGCAGTGGCAACGGTTAGTTGCTCACTGATGTTGGTATTAGTTGAGCTTGTATTTCTAAACAAAGAGCCGGTGAAAGATCCTGTGGGTGTAGCCTTAACTACGATGTCTGTAGCATCCGTCCATTCATAAGAATGCGGAACAAAACCATCACCGCTATCTTGTAGGTAATCGGTATCAATTACTACGTAATTTGATCCTTTTTCTACAACAATACCTCTCATTGTATTACTTGAACCACCAGTCTCTACTACATTTCCTACCACCAACTCAGCAGGAAGAGAGCCAGCACTTAACGTAATTTTTTGATAGTAGCCATAGTTGCTACCAAGTCTAGTGTAAAGATCAGGGTAAGTAGAAACCTCCACCGCTGATCCATCGCACAGTCCCCAAGTATCAGGAATGTCATCGACGGCTCCGGCGAAAGGTTCGATTGTTCCTACTGGTTGAATTGAATCTAAACTAACTACAGAAGAACCACCAATTACGGTTCCGATGTAGTTGGTGACAACAGCTTTATTTCCTTCTGCTCTAGTTAGAACTGGTTTGATAACCTGTCCAGCAGAAGAAGGTGGAATATTGGTTAGTTTACCGGGAGTTGTTGCATCGAGGAAGAAAACTTCATCATCTACTACTGCATATTGTGAATCGAATTGACCTGTATCAATTTCACCACTGTATACTAAAACAAATTCGTTAGCACCAACAACATTTTCAATAACTCCGATTACTTCTGAATTATCTGCACTGCTGGCATCCGCTGCAAAGTACTGTTCTCCTGCACCGGTACTTCGGTTGAATCGAATAGCCTGTCCAGCACTAAAGCCGTGACTAGCTTGTGTGATAGTATTTCTAACTGAAGTACCATCACCAATTCCGCCTGTAAGTTTAATATGACTTTGTGCCAAGAGTACTCTCCTTTAGAGTATGTATGTTAGCTATTGTTGTAAAGTTCTGCGTCTGCTTTAAAGTTGTAGTGGAATTCGCACTGCCAGTACTCATCACCGACGGTTTCATCGATAACAAAAATCTCATTAATGTATTCTTTTGTTCCTCTTGCAAATCCGTTCAGTCCACCTACCTGTCTATTTCCACCTATTCTACTAACACCCAGAGTTTTATTTGAATGATCAGGAATTAACATTTCATTCGCTTGTCTTTGAGCATTACTGAACGCACGTTTTAGGTGAATTTTTCCAGAGATACCACTAGCTTCTGGACTTCCTATAGTACCAAATCCATCGTTAGATCGGTTAAGTACATCAACGTAAGGTTCAGTTCTCATTGGTACTGGGAACGTTGTGTGTTGTTGTAATACACTGTTGACTAGATGATTTATTACTGGCACATATCCTCTGGCGTTTACTAGTGATTCAGCTTCATTTTCCCGAGCATTAAACGATGTTGAGTAATATCTTTGGCAAAGTCTAAGAGTTTCATCTTCTCTCAGAAGTTCAAAATCAGTAGCTTTGGATCCTTCTTCAACTTGAACTTGTGCAAGACTTAGAGTTCCTGTATAGTTGATATTTGCAGAACCGTTTCCTCTAATTCCTGCTTTCAGACAAGTGTATAAGTTTATGTCAAGCGACGAATCAGGCGTATTGCAAGTATCTTTTCCTTCTGTTCCAGAAGTAAGATCGGCAATTCTAATACTGAACGTGTATCTTCTCCAAGTGGTGTCCACAATGAAAGATCGTACCCCAAAGTTTTCATTCGTAGCAGGAACACCATTTGTTCCGTAATCCCTACTATAACCGAGGAAACACGTTCCTGTTGCATCACCCTTTGCCCAGAAAGAAATAGTTGCGTTCTTTCCTGAGAGAGTACGGACATTTTCTATCTTCTGTCCAATATAGTTGTGTCCGTCTGAGTCGAATGTTCCAGTCTCATTTCCCTTTACGTTGATGTAGTACTTGGGATAATGCGGAACCTCAGTTTGTGCAAGACCAAATTCTTTTCTCTGAACTGCGAGTGTTGATTTTCCACCGGATGATAGCTTTTGAGATCTAAGCCACCTATCAGCAAAATATGCATCATCGTCTTGTTTTGCATCGACAGTTGTTCCGATTGCTCGTCTTCTTTGCCATAGGTCAAAGTTACCATTGACGATAAGATTCTTACGATCAGTATTGGTTTGCTTAAGACGAGTTAGTGCATTGTCCATGACTTGGTTAACACCAAGAAGAGTCATACTAATTTGATCATATTGAAGACCCGGTTCTACATTTGGTGTCTGATTCAACCAGATTCTCATTCTGAATTGTAGTTGACTCTGATTAGGAACAACCGGGACTGTAACAGTAGTGGCATAGAATTGTCCTGCCCTATCAGAAAGTCCGCTAGTCAATATAGCAGGGGGTCCCGAACCTTGTCGGTTGTCGCCCGCGATGGGAATATATTGACCTGTATTTGGATCTAAGTACTCAACATAATGGAAGAAGAAATCATCATCAAATTCAATTGCTAATTTAGCAGAACGAACTAGAGCAGCATTAAATCCATTTCCTCTTAAGTCTGCAACATTTAGAGTCCACTCTTTGGTCTGTGCGTTTCCTCTACCCCTCCTGTAATCTGGAAAACCTGCGCTAGTTTCAAAGTAAGTTATATCTCGCATGAATGTGGTGTGAACGTCGTACACCCAACCACCGGCTGCACCACCACCTTTTGATGATTGTCCACCTTCTCCACTATTGCTGCCAGGATTGGTTCCTAAATCAATCCAGCCAAGTGGGTCATACGAAAGATCCGGATGCTGTACAAGAAGTTCACCGCCACCAATGTCGTAGTTTGTGATACTAATGAATTCGCTATCACCACCCAAGATTTGTGTACCGTCAAACAGTTCATTTACACCCTCGACGCGAATGATGTAAGCGAGAGTGAAGAATGGTGGGAGGTTGTCGTGTGCTATACCACTACCAGATCCTATTCCTTCTCCCAAGAAAGAACTGACCAACGATGTCGGTTTAGTAACTTTAGCCACACCGAATTGAGTTCTACCGGCTGCACCACCTTGGGGATCGCCTTCTTGTTCTTGTTCGGCATTATCGTGACCAGTTCCGGAAATGATATTACCTGCTGCAATTTCTCCAGCTGTTTGTGAGCTTCGAGGGTGAACTGCACTTTCATAAGCGTGATCGTGATCAGGTAACTCATCGACGGTTAGTGTGTGCTTCTTAGATCCACCAAAATCACCTATTGTATCAAAGTCAGCATCATCTGGATCTCGTCCTACGATGAACTTACCTTTAAGATTTGGAACAGTGAACGTATTTGCCGACTCGTCACCACCAAACTTTCTACCAATTTCAGTAAACAATTCTGGATATAAAGTTTCGGCATAAGCAGCACCATCACACAATACAAAGCCTTGTGGGATTGCAGCAACACTTCCCGACCAAGCCATCACTGATCCTACTGGAACATCTGTACTAAAGTCATCCTCAGCAATCGGCTCTTCAACCGTACCTCTCAGGATTGTTACGATACCACCTGAAACTCCGTCAGCAACATATAGAGGTTTATTGATTTGATCAGCAGCAAAGGCAACCGCAGATCCGGTAACAACATCTATGCCGTCATCTAATTCTTTACCACTAATTGTGTTGGAACGAACATCAGCAGCAGGAGGGGATGGGTGAATGAAGTATGTTTCACCTACAGTATTTACATTACAATCCCGCATGGTGAATGATCCAGACATGACAAGACTGTTCATGTTTTCGATACCACCAACGTCAATGTCATTTACAATACCAACAACATCGGACATATCAGCATTTGCTTTTGCCCTCTTAAATACCATTCCACCAGATGCATCTTGTTTTACAATTGCTGCATCACCGAAAGTAAATCCTTCAGCTATTGTGTCATTAAACAATATTGTATTTGCTCGTAACCCATTTGCGGCATTTTGAATCAGTTCAACTTCACCACCTAAGTAGTTCTTGACTAATGCTCTATCAGCATCCAGTGCAATGAAAACTGTTTTCTGTACTTGACCATTCGATACGGGTTTTTCTTCTGTAATTTGCCCTGCGTTGAGTGGACTTAAGAAGTAAGCATTACCCGGAGTAAGGTTTGAGGATTCATCGCTAATTCCAGAGAAATTACCTCTCAATTCACCACCAAGAGTCAGTTCAAACTTACTTGAATTATACACTCTAGATACAACACCGATGACTTCGGCAGTGGCTACTGCATTTGCTTTCGCAGCGGCATATCCGCTAGAGGGAGTCATATAAACTGGCGTACCGAAAGTAAATCCATGAGAGGATTGATCTATCGTAATTTTGTTTGCGCCATTAACAATACTAACATATCCGTCATCATCAATGTACATTGCATCTGCTGAATGTCCAGCAACAATGTCGTCATTGAATACACGGAAGAGTCTATTTGTTCCGGTAGAACCACCTATGGTTATGCCTGTAAATCCTCCCGAAAGAAGCGGTGACATGGTTGCACCATTTCCGGTAGTTCCTACTGCAAATCCAAGAATTAATCCTTTGGGTGCATTTCCGCTTCCGCCCGATACACCAGTTCCGAATTTAATTCCACCTGTTCTGTCAAGTCTAAATGGATCACCCGTAATGCCTGTTGCAGAATCACTCGCACCAAGTAAACTCTTGTTACTTCCAATGCTTATATTTTGGTTTGAATTCCAACCAGCGTTTGTGTGCTTCCAGAGAAATTCTTTATCTCCACTTACGCCCTTGACAATGATACCACCGCCCGATGCTCCACCCGACTGAAGCATAATATCGTGATCATTTACAGATTCGGTTGTGGAACCTAAAACTAGATTGTAGTCATCTACCGTAAATTCAGTAGAATTGATAGTCGTTGTTTTTCCGTTTACTGTAATACTACCATTAAAGGTAATATCCTTTTCGACAGTATTTCCAATTTCAATATGAAGAACACCTGCGGCGTTAGTAGAAGCCGAAATACCATCACCGGCAGAACCACCGGCTGATTGAACAGTATAAACCTCTAAACGGTTTAACTTTTCAATTATAGAATTGTTAGTTACAGTGAACCATTCATGGAACGTGTCACTTAAAACTAGGTCTGGGATATCGTAAGTTGTATTTTCAACGCCCATCAATTAATCTCTCTAGTAAAGTTTTTATGGTAGATAATTCTTCCTTCATACTATCTATTTCAGTTTCCATCTTGCTAATTTTATTTCTTGATTTTACTTCTTTATTGTCAACATATAAAATCGCATTCGTTGTATTATCTCGTAATATGTCAGATCTTCCTTCTATACCTCTCATAATCAATGCTCTAATGCCACGGCTCTTAATGACTTAACTACAGGTATGTCTGATTTGTCTGAAGTGTATAGACAAATCTTAACTGCAAAGGAACTATATTTTGAATTTATTGAAATACCATCAAGATGGAATGATTCGGTTATGACCTCTGATACTCCACCAGAATAACGTTCTGCAAATTTTCTAGAGAGTTTATGATATGTGAAGTTATCAAAATCATCATTACTACCTCTACTCTGACCCTTTATGTATACTTCGATCTGAGTGTTTTCTGGTTTTATCATATCCACATCAACATGGAAATCGTTTGCCGCATTATTGAAAGGTAACTCTATCCTCTTGGTTATGTACCTTACATCAGAACCCACACTTGTTCCAAATGGATTCTTATCGTCTTGTGTTCCTGTATTATTGTTTATCTCATTCTCTACATGAAGAAGATTAACGGTTGTAGTATCAAAGACCGGAGAAACGTCATCATTTGAATTTGTGAATGTTATTGAGAAAGATCCTATACCTGTAGAATCTATCGTTTTCTCTGTAGGCAATGTTATATTAGTATTTTCATCTACTGCTGCGTTACTAAGATGTGAGTACGTAATGCTTTTTCCTGTGCCAGATGGAGAAAGCATAAAGGTATTCAGTCTTGCAAGATGTGTCTTGTGTGATGTTCCTGTATTAGTTCCAGAAAGTGTCAACGATCTGTCAGTTCCAGTAGTGACAAACTTACATCTAGTTAAAGTAAACTTAAGATCTTTAGTGTAGTCCGGTTCTGCTATGTTTGTATTTTGAGGTCTGAACAAGCTACCACCATAAACTGGTTTTTGTATTCTCTTAGGATTGTCTCCACTAGTTAATTCAGTTTCTCCCACAGTCGCAGTATATAACTGATAGTCTGAACTGTTAGATGTAAGACATATAGCATACTCTCCTGGCTCTAAGAAAATAGGAGTAGTAAAATCAACTGACGTTTCAGTTTCTGGATATACAGTATTTACATTTACGTTATCAGGATACAATACTACTTCAGAGAACGGAACAATTGCAGATGGATGCGGATATCCATTCTTAGTTGGGCGAATCTGAACTGTTATTGGTAGATTATTATCTTTCTTTGCAAACCAAAGACGAATATTCTGCAAGAACACACCTCTAGGATTCTCCGATTCATCCACAAAGAAAGTTTGTGCCAGAGGATCAGTCCATTGGTACTGTTCGCTTGTTCTTAATGAAGATTTCCTAGTAGAAACATCAGTAGGAATTGCAGAACTATTGACTGTCTGTTTTCTCCTGATTATTGGTCTAACAGAAGATACATTCTGATCTCTTGTTTCGTATATACCTTGTGCAAATATCGGAGTCTCTGCAATGGTGGTTGCAGTAGAGATACTATTAGTAGTGTTGTCTATAAATCGTAGAGTTCTCTTACCAGTCAAGAACTTCTTGGTTGGTATACTTAAAGTTATTCCTGAAAGTTTGCCAGTTGTGTCTGTAGTCAGGAACGAACCAGTGGTAGATCCTGATATATTAGAACTAACATCTTCGTTGTCTAAGTACGCATATACTAGTGTATCTGGTTTTAGGTTGTGAACATCTATTCCTATATCCCTAGATCTCATATAAGGAACTACACTGAGATCTATTGTCTTATCTCTAAGTGTCTTTATGATATGTTCTGGGAATTTACTGAGTGAAGGAATAAGATCTTCTGTTTTCTGTTCGATACTCTTTGTGGTTCTCTGAATAATCAAGTCCTTCTCAAAGTAGGATCTAATCGTATTCAGATTTTCATTTACTCTTGGAATTGATAATAGATTTGTATTCTTGGTATCAGATAATTGCCGATCATCATCTTTACCTAACCAAATAGATTCCCAGTCTCGCCACTGTGTACCAAAACCTACTCGGGTATCATCATATGATGTGGCTAACCAAGCATCATTCTCACCTTCACTATTAGTTCTTACAACAGGTCTTTCTGTTGGATCATACCAAGTATCAATTGGTCTATCAAGATTAACAGCACCAACCCAGTTCGTAAGTTGATATGGGTTTACTTGTATAGTCTCGGTTGCTTTAGTTTGTTCTGCAAAAGTCAATCCAGCGGTATCATATTTTATCAATACAATTCCATCAGAGGTACGAGTAAGTCCATTTGATAGCGTAGCGTCTAAGTCATAAATATAAGATTCAAACGAAGGTCTTAATTCCTTGTTGTGCAGATCTATTGAACACTTGTAGTCATCATTAGATACATCTCCGATACCGTGTCCGTTAAAGTCATCTACCAGAATTGCTTTCTTTTCTGCTTCAGTGCTATTTACTGAAAGCCTATTCTCAAATGATATTGAATCTATTTTAGATTCTACAGCGGATAGAGAACTCAGAATTTCTACTCTTTCTAGCCTCTTGTCTACTTCTCCAATGTCTCTCATTGTATATCGTTTATGAGGAACAGCTTCAATGTTGATATCGTTGACATTGTGTGTGTATGCTGGATATAACAACTTATACAATGTTAATGAGTCTTCTTTATCTTCTGGGGCTTCTGGTGTTATGCTAGGAGCGCCACCGAGAATCTGGAATGAACTAGTATCATCGTTGAAGTTTCTTTTTAGAATAACTTTGTCTATTCTTGGAACATAGTATTTGTGGGAAACTTGCAATCCATCAGAAGATCTGTCCACGGAACTTGTACCATCTCCTTCGATTTCAAATACAGGGAAACATCCTGAACTTAATTCTTCTTCTACACCAACAGTTCCTCTTTCATAGTCACGAACAGATCTAAAATCGATACATGAAGTGAGCGATGTTGTTTTTCCACTAGCTTTACTTGTATATAATGGAATATCTTCATATGCGATTTCACTTGTGTCATCTCCAACTGGATATGAATCAACAGTCAGGAATCCAAAGTCACCGACATGCTCAAAGTAATCATAGTTTACTGTTAAACTAAAACTATACTGACCATCTTCATTCTTGTAAGAATCTTCTTTTGACTTGATGAAATATAGTCGAGCAAATTCGTATGAGTAATCTCGTTGACCATCATCAAACATGAAGTCATTGATTACACTCACATTGCTATTCAATTGATCTTCTATTTTGTTTATTCTGAATACATCAGCATGTCTAAGTTCAATATATCTTCTTCCACTTTCATCTAACACAATATCAGCTTCTGTGAACGTTTGGTTTACAGGAAGATTGCTGTCTTCTCTGCCATTTATCCTCTTAGTTTTGATACCCGATAAGTAGGACGAAGTGCCGTCATGCTTGAATGAACATGTTGTGACTAAAACATGTTCGGCTAACCAACTACCTTCTTCGCCTTCTGGTGGCGAAATTCCAACATCCAGAACTAATGAATCGGATCTTCTTGTTAAGTTATATTCACTCGGTGGAACGAGTACGTTAGACGCAAATCCACCTCTAACCTCTTGTCTATACAACTGATAATACGCAGACTTGAAATCATCGGACAAAAGTCCATCCGATCCAACAAATTCCCAATGACTGGGATCTGGACCAGAAACATCACCCATGTTGATAGTGACGATTCCATTTTGATCTGAATTTAATGCTCCATATGGATTTAATTGTCCATATGTCTGACGGACTTTAACGTCAATATCAGTAATCCCTATTTCACTGGTGTTAATTCCAGTGAATATACCAGTTCCCTTGTCAACTGGGAATACTAAACTGCTTGACTCTCCATCAACAAAATTTGATCCCTGTTGAATTGTAGTCGTTGCAAAAAATCCAACATTGTTTCTAATATGATAATGTGTGGCAGTCACCGGAACATCGGACAAACTAGAAAAGCCTTCTCTAAATTTTAAATCTTTAAAGTAGTAACGGATTTTATCATGAACACCAATATCTCCGCTATCGCTATTTCCGCTATCTAAACTATAATTGATGAATCCAACAATCTCTGCATCTGCAATCACTATACTGTTAATCCGGTCCGCCGAATTTTCTCCAGCAGCATGACGGATAGTGACCGGCATAGGTTTGACAGTTCCAAAACCATCAGCTAAATTATTACTCATTCCAGTTTGGAGACCAGTAGCATAACCTTGGAGATCCCAATAGGAGCCAAGTTCAAATGGTTTTATCTTTGACTTTTCTCTGGTTTCTGTTGTTCTTGCTTTATCTACTTCGATAAATTCTGTGGACTGATTATCGAATTCATGTCCAAAGATGTAGGCTTTACCCGAACCAAGTCCAACCGATAGTTTACTAGCATCGGTACTTTTCGATATGGTAATTTCAAATGGATCTACGACATATGAACCTGACTCATCGTATGTCCTTCGTGCCAATGTTTTTTCTATTTCAGAATATTCACTGGTTGATCTTTGAGTTGTAACTACACCATTTGTTAATGTAGCCAGGGGAACGAAGTTATCTCGTTCTAATGTTTCGTAAAATTTAAGATCAAGACCTACTTTGTATCTGTCTGCACCCGGAGCATTCGAGTTATATGATCCCTTTGCCGGATCGGTGAGAGTCGAATCATTATTTGATCCAATATACTCTCTAGAAATATCAAAACCAAAGTGACCTGTTGGATAATCTCCTGCATCAGTGATAAATACTCTGGAACTTCCCGAGAAGGCAGGGTAATACTGAATACCACTTCTTACAAAATATCCATCAATGTAGAATATACCTTCATTTACAGAAAATAGTTTTGATTGTCCTGAAGATGAAGGGGTGACAGTTGCAGTTCCGATTGGATAGGTAGAATCTAAACTAGAAGCAGCGGCAAGATTCGCTAAAGTTCCTCTGACAACTTGAACAAACAGTACAACAAAATTATCATCAGTCGTGGCAGACTCTGCATGAATAACCTTTGCTCTATTATCACCACTGAATACTTCATATCCAATGAAAGATGTGAGGGGATCAGTAGTGGTAACTCGAATGAAGTCTACAGTTTGAATGGCACTTTCTGCACCATAAACCTTTGAGCCATCTCTGAATATGTGATTTCCCAACCGTTCAACTTGATTCTGTAAAATAGTTTGTAATTGAGTCAGTTCTCTTGCTTGAACTGAAAACCCAGGTCTAAAAAGAATTTTGTGAAAATTCTTTGTTTCGTCAAAATCATCATAGTATGGATCTATGTTGAAAAGTTTTGAACTATAAGATGGCATCTATTGGTTGCTCCTTTAGAATCCTATACGGACTCTGAATTCTTCTCGCTGTCCTATCTTTCGAGTTACAGGCCTTACGTTCTGTATGTATAATACTTGTCCGGAACCTTTAACCACATCAGGATCTCGTACGGTATCTACATTAAAATATCCCGTAGGAGATGTTATTCCCGTTCCCGTAGTATAACCACTAGCAGTGATTCCCATTCCTGTAGTAAATCCACCTATTACATTAGTAAGAAGTAGTGACCCGCTTGCACCGCCTTCTGCGACGTTCCATGATGCAACATCGGCTATGGATCGTTTTCTGTTTACAAATTGACTTACTCTGGAATCTAACGAAAAAGTACCAGTATTGAGTGTTCCAGTAACTGGACTGACTATAAGTTCTGTAGTCATTCTGTATATCGGTTTGGGTGATGCAGTTAAGCCAGTTAAGAATGTATTTGTCCCCGAAACAATTCTTCCTATTCTGGGATCGTTACTCATTGTAGTAAATGTTCCAGTGGTTAATCCAAAGGTGCATATCTTTTCTCCACCAGCGTCAACTAGCCCTTCATAGTTTCCACTCAAACCACCGTAAGCTGTTGCATAAGTCAATCCAGTAATGTTCCTAACGGGATGAAGAGATCCAGAAGAGAATGGTATCGCACCTGCACCGGAAGTGGCTGCAAGTCTAACTATCAACTCTCTATTTGCACTATCCCATCCTCTAACCGTTCCCTCTGCTGTTTGACCAATAACGGAATTGTATTGATTTACTCTTTCGTACAGCGTGAAATCTCCGCTGGGACCAGGAAGACCTCCACAAGCTCCTGTCGCTCCAAACGATATCAAAATGTCTTCGTGTTCTACGCTAGGTAAAACAAATTTCTTTGTTGGGTTTGCCAGTCGAAGTGTGCCTGTAGTTTGCTCGGTATTTACACGCCAAGATAAAATCTCAGCTACGGATCTAGACTCTTCTCCGAAAACATAATCACCAGCTGGGAAAGTTGGGGGGTCAAGCAAATATTTCGGACCTGTTAAACCTGCTGGTTTTCTGATCTCTAAGTTAAATGTTTTGTTATATTCAGATCCTGCTATTCTATCTGAATTATCATTTAATATTGGATTCTTAATAATACCAAACTGCCTGAAGTCGTTTACGTTTATAATTTGAGGTTGACCTTCAACATTATCATTCAAGATACGTATCATTATATTAGAAGCATCAAGCTCATTAATGAGATCTGAACCATGACCACCTTTAGGACCAATTTCTATAGAGGCTTCTGGGACGGGTCCGCTGACGCCTGTTCCTGAGTTGGATCCAGTTCCTGTCGGGAAAGTTGCGTAAGCAAATGTATAATTGCTACCACCTCTGATTATGTCAGCTCCAACCGCTTTTCTACTTGAATCTACATTTAATATTGCTAATGCATCAGTACCATCACCATGTATTTCAATTTCCGGTAGAACTTTAAATTTTGTTCTTCTTCCTTCAATGTCATTTAGACCATACAAAGTATTTTCTAATGTAGAACCTAGAGTTACTATCTTTTGTTTGGAAGTAGAATCTACTGAATAATCTGTTATCCTCTTTAAAGTCCCTACCTCTGGACCATTTCCGCTAGGAATGTATAGCGTGTAACTATTATAGGCATCATTAGTTTCAGAAAAAGTAACATCGTCCGGATCAAACTCAAGAGTATTACCACCAGCAGAAGTTGTCTTTAAAATATTAAAAGCCTCTGTAGTCGAAAGAGAATACTGATCAACGCTCGAAGCGGCAGTATTTCCTACAGAAATTTTATACAATTCACCATCAATAGCTTTTCTCTGTACCGTGTACTGCAATTGCTCTGTGCTATCACCGCCCTTTTGTGCAACACTAATCGGTAAATATTCTTTGGTTAAGAAATCTTTTTGATCTTCAGTCAGCGTGTACAGATATTTCCACTGATATGCTTCACCCAAAGATCCTACTACAGTGAAGATGGAAGTTCCCGTACCCGTTGGTTTTCCAGTTGATTGTCTTCCGCCATCATTAGAAATGCACTTATATACATTGCTGCCATCCACTAAAACATAGTAGTTGGCTATATTAGACACATCGTGTAAATCTGCACTATCACTATATTCAGCGAACAGCGTATCTGATTTCCAATTATGTCTTGGAACAACAAGAGATGCGTTTCTACTGTCTAGACGAATAGCAAAAAGAGAGTTCCGGTGAGCAGAAAATTGATCCTTAACCGAATCCACTACTAGGGGAGGAGTCACTTCACTTTCCCAAGGGAGACACCTACCGAAAAATACATAATAATTATCGTCCGATTCTAAATCAAAACTTTCTTTTAGACTGTTTGCAAACACAGTTCTAAACTTATTTTGTAGTGGATCTGTTAATGCCATCTATTTACCTTAAATTATTCCGGGTTAGCGGTAAGACCAAACGGGGCGCTATAATATTCATCAGACAAGGTTCCGCCCGTCCCAAGATACGGGAACTTAGGTTTAGACCATGTAGAATATGTAGGGTTAGAATGAAACTTACTTCCGACAGGAAGATTGAAAAATGTATTATTGACTATTGCTCCAAACGATGTTCCGTATGATATGGTATTATCTCCAGAACTTGCACCCTTTGAATTTGGGTGGTGGTGGATAGCAAAGAAATTTAAGCTGAGACCTTGTGCAGCGGTATATCCACCCGCTTCGCTTGTGATACCTAACGCCCCGGTGGCACCAATACCAACGAAGTGTTGTGTTACACCACCCTCGGGAACCGTGGCAACATCAGAACCATAAACTAAAGTAACACCAGTTTGACCATTTGAAGTAACTCCAGTAAAGCCGGGTGCGTATCCATCTGGATATAAATCCACACTTGTACCTGCTATGGAATTATTTGATCGTAAGTCTTGTGTGGTTCCGAATGTATATGGTGTATAATTACCAATTCTGGTTATTACTGTACTCTGCAATTCACTATGGAAAGGCAGATTAGATTCTATGTTGTCTGTTAAAAGGATATCACCGAAGAATTTAAATCCTGCTGGGTGCAACAAAGACTTGAGTGCTTTTCCATATTTCTCTATTGATAGTTCTGACTTCAGAACATAAGAGAATCTCTGGTAGTAATTACTATCATGTAGTTTCTTTCTTGAACTTGGTTTTCCACCATCGTCCAAGTATACACCAGCATATTCTGCGACCGCACCAACAGTAGCAAGTCCGAAAGCAGTACCATCACCACTAGAAGTTTCAACAGAAAATGTAGAACTCTGTGTGTAGTTTGTTCCGGGGTTTAGAATTATAACTTCCTGAATCTGCCCTGCATTATCTACTCTAGAAACTTGTCCAGAGGCACCTACACCACTGTCGGTATTAAGTAAGGTGACTTTATCACCTATCCTATAATTCACACCAAGACTGGTCATTTCAAATTTAGTATTTACACCAAAAACAGTTTCATCAACTGAAGAACCTGTGGACAGTACTGCACGAATATCCTGAGAAGCAATAAACGCTCCCTGTATATTGCTCAAAAATAGTTCTGTTACCTTGTATGGACCTTCCTTATATTGAAGAAGATCGTCTACCCTAGCAGATCCAATGTAGGAAGTTCTAGCGATGTTCATTTGATTGACGACTTGACCCTTTAGATTAAAAAGATCATTGCCATTATTTGAGGTAATACGTATAGATTTCTTTTCAGACCAGTTACCACCAGAACTCTCAAACAAATCATTTCTTGGATAATAGACTTCTAAAATACTATTATAGAAAGCATTGAAGAAAAATTCAAAAGACTTCTCTGATCCTTTTATAGCATAGAAGTCTTTAATTCTTTTAAGAATGTTTTTTCTGTTTATGGTATTTCCAACTTCATCAGTTTCAAAAACAACAGGCAAATCATTCATGAACGTGTTTTCAAAGGATCCTACAAATTCATCTATAGTCGTTTCTATATCATAGTAATCATTGAGTAGGAGCGTTCTTTCTGTGGCATTTCCAGACTGCTCCATCCATTCGTAATACGCTTCCAGAAAAGCCACAAAGTTGGGGTGATCTGAATTTACAAAATCAGGAACCTGTGATTGGATTAGGGGGGAAATACCTTCCAGCAGACTTTCAATTCTGGGTGGGAATTGTACAAGTGTGCCATTATCCCAAATGGTTAAACCGTGAGCTTCACGTAATAGTAATCCTAGAGCCATTTATTAATATCCACCGCCGCCACCACCGCCACCACTACCGCTACCTGAAGATGAAGAAGACGAAGAGGAAGATGAAGATGAAGTGGATGTTGTTGAAGAAGAACTGCTACTAGTGCTGGTTGAAGAACTACTTACAGTCGCAGATGAACCTATACGCTGCGTACGATCTGTCACATCAAATACCTGAACTGAAGTAGAGTTATCCGAAGAGGAAGCCTCATAATTTAAAATATTATTTTCTGGTGTGTAAATAGCATCTTCTTTGGGAGTAACCTCAAACCGAATTGTTCCATTGAAACTCGCACTAAGAGGAGAGAAGTTTTCGATGTTTATATTACCTCCTGCAAAATCTACATCACCCACATCCTTGAACACCGTTTGTTTAACTCCAAGAACATCTTCATATATTCTAAGTTTTCCGTTCATGTAGGAATCAATAGCGGCAAGGAATATTGTACCGTCATCTTTCTTATATGCAAAGTTAGAAGATTGGACACTCGCATCTCCTGAAATTCCGTTTAACGCATTATGATGCGTATTTTCGAGAGTGTTGTTGAATTTTATGGTATAGTTTCTTTGCTTGTTTAGATCAGGAACTAATCTCTTTTCTAATTTCAAATCTACGTCAACATACTGCAAAGATGGATCCAAATTCCTGCATAGGTTTTCCAATTGATTTACATACAGTGGCTTACCAAACTTGGAGAGTTCGGTATTTGCATATAAATTTAAATACACTTCTACGAGTGCGGCCAGTTCATTGGGGGATTTAGCTGTAGATGTTGAGTCATATCCGACCTTAGCATTAAACTTAACATAAGTGTAGTCGGGGTCAATAAGTTCTGGTATAACACCAACGACGTTCTTAGATTTCAGAACGTCTCTCTTTATTGTTTCTTTTTCTGTGTCAGTTAAAACACCCGATGATTTTGGTTTAATTGATATAAAAACTTTTCCGTACTGAGGTGGATCTGCATCCTCTCCTCCATAAATTTTTACGTCTTCTACATTTCCATACTCATTTAAGATTAAAGACTTGTAATCATTGGAAGTTACTGCTCTGTTTTGAGTTTGATAAAATCTAGGAGCATTTGTTCTTATACTCTCTAGACTTTCTTCATTTGATCCTAAATCAGATGAAGATATTACTGACACAACCGAATTTCCGACACTAACGGTAAACGATCTATCAGATGCTGAATCAGATTTACCTAATCCATTTGCAACAGCTCCTGAAGTATCCAGATACTCGATTGCTATCACGTTTCCGTCAGCAAGTTTTTTACCAATGATACCATCACCGAAAGTTATTTCATAGAATCCATCAGCTCTCAATTCACAAAAATATGCATTTGTTGTAGGGGTTACTTGAGTAATATCAGTAACCTTCGTCCAGACATCACCTCGTCCGCCACTATCATTTATCGAAGTTAGAACATTGACCGTCATGTGGTTTGTATCAACATTTGTCGATGGTATGATATATCTGGTTTTTCCTACGAGTGAATGTACATATGAGACATTTGCCCAATTGCCCTCATAAATCTCAAAAGTAGGTGATGTATAAGGAGCAGATCCGGTTGTTGAAATTTTAACAGGGGTGCTGTTGTAATATGAATATACGGTGGTGTCCCCGTTTGATGTGATATACTTACCACGAAATCTTGTTTTTGCTGGTATTATTGTGGTGTCTGCCGAAATGTTACTCGACAGGGTAACTTGAACTGAGGTTTGAGACGCACGCTTTGAATGTGGAGTGTAGGAAATTTGCTTGGCGTGTGATGCCACCGATGATCTTTTAGCAGCACTATCCAAGAACATTTCATTTGCTACCATGTTTGTATAAAATGATTGGTAGTGAGTATTGTATGCCAATACGTCAAGAAGAACTGAAAGTCCTGATCCCTCAAAGTCATAATCCTTGAACTTGTCTTGGTTCTTTAGGTATGACTCGAAGTTCGTCCTAATATCATCAAAATCCAAATCTGTAATATTTTTAGTTGCGTCTATTGCCATTATCGAGTCCTCTCAAGGACAAAAGTTACTTGTGTAGTTTGGTTTATGTTTTTAGGTCTAAAAACAATAGTAACATCATAAGCATTTCTGTCTTCGTTAGTCCTCACTAGGACATTCAACAGTTCCACTCGGGGTTCAAAATTAGTAATGACCCTTTCGATTGCGTTTTTTATCTTCACTGATATTACAGGAGAAAATGATTCAAATAAATATTGTCTAACTCCACAATCTATATTAGGTCTAAATGGTCTATCATATTTAGCTGTCTGGACAAGATTCCTAACCGATCTTTTCAGTGCTTCCATATCAGTAAGTATAGGAACATCCTTTGTCAGAGGATGTATGTCAAAGTTTAAATCTAAATCTGAGTATCTTGCCATTGTAGTATATATGCCTAGTTAAGTACTTCAATTGGATTCATTTTGTATTTGTATAGCCTCTGAAATCATAGCTCTAGTTGGACCTAAACGATTGTATGATCTGTCAACCAAGCCTTGATAATCTGCATAGTCAAACGCTTCTCGTAGTTGATTCAATGTAAAGTTATTCGCTAACCAATTAGCTCTACCTCCAACTATACCCTTTGCAATCTCCTGTCGATAAAGTAGAACTACAGCGTTTGATTCATACTGAACTTCTTCTTGTCTGTTCTGGGGAGGGGGTGGAAGTGATGGTGTAGAATCCCGTGGTTCCTCTACTACTTCAACAGTCTCCGTGACTACCACCGATTCGTCACCTTCTTCAATAGTTCCTTGACCTTCTTGGGACTTAGATTCGAGATCCTCGAAGAATTTATCAACGTCTTTTCCAAACTCTTCTACATTTTCTGCAAGATCTCCCGCAGCTTGTTCTGAAGCTGCTATCAAATTTTCTCCCGCACGAATAAGATCCTCCGCGCCTTTTTGTATCTGCTCTACTACTTGTTGACCAGCTTCGGCTGCTCCATCAATCAATTCTGCAACCTGCTGTTGAATAGATTCCACTATTCCCTCAACACTTGCTTTAATTTCTTCTGCGATACTTTCTGGATCTGGTATCAATGAAGTAATCTCTTCCAATGATGGTAGTGACGGTAATTCAAATTTAGGAATCAATGCACTTAAATCAGGAGAAGCGAGAATATCCTTAAAAACCTTTCCGATCATACATGGATCTGTCAGAACTCCTGACAAAGCAGTATTAGCCAAACCAAACTTATCAAGAAAAGCTAATGCTCCAGCGAGAAATGCATTTTCTGCGTTTTTAATATTAGTGATACTTTGTGTTATAGTACTAAGACTTCCTGTCAGTTGACTTATTTGACTAACAACAGAAGCCGCTGGAATGTTACCGGGAAATCCAGTTCCTGCTTGTGCTAGTATATTGTTTATCTGCTCCAGAACATTATCTGATTCATTTACAGCATCAATACCAAATTCTTTTTTCAAACTATTAAAACCGTGAGAGAAGTTATCTTCTAGTAGTTGTGCTGGATCAGTAGCGAGTGTTGCTAACGCAGAATTATAGGCACTTCCAATTCCAAGAATTCTACCAAGATTTGGTTGACCTTGCTGAAATCCAGTGATAACGCCGCTCATTCTGTTTGTATATGACTCAAAATCTACCAAATCAGATCGAAACTCGCTAAGTGCATTTGTCCAAGATACTAAAAGAGTTTGGGAATACCCAGTAGGTGGGCCTAATCCTCCCGAACTGTTTATCGGAAGACTTGCTATACCACCAATAGCATTTCCTATTGCGCCTTTGACACCAGCAGACAATTCTTGAATTGGATTTATCAGTGCATCACCCCGAAGGAAAGTCTGAATAAAGTCAATTTGATCCGGTTCTAGTAATTGACGAAGGATAGCACAGTTGTTTAGTGGGAAGTCACCGTTTCCTATTTGACTAACTGGCATTATGCAACCCTCACATTGGGAGAACCTGTTATGATCTTATGTCCACATTGAGCCGAATCATTCAATCTAAGAATAGACTTTCCTCCCGCTCTCACCGTGGGAGATCCTATGCTGAATGGAGATTGGCATATCTCGGTATCTCCATGATTGTGACAAGCAAGAACAGAGTCCTTAACCGCAACTGGAATTCCATTTATACGAACACCTGTTTGAGGTCCACTCTGTATAGGAACACCAGCATTACTATAATCTGTAAAAAGTCTCGCTGCATTTTTTGCCATCAGAATTCTCCTCCATCGACTATTCTATCTTTCTTATTTAACATGATAAAGTACACACCATCATCACTAGGATATCTTCCGTAGGTTTCTCTGAGGACTTCATACATTTCTCCTTCGTATAAAACTACATCACCTACTTCGTATACTTTAAAATTATTAAGCTCGTCTCTGAAAGTAAATTTCTGAACCCCACTGAAAATAATTTCCTGAACATCCTCAACGACTACTTGTTCAGTTTGCTGGTTTGGCAATCCTCCCCTTGGATAGTCTCCGTGAAATTGGGTAACACCCATCTCAAGACCATTAGGCATATAGTATTCTGTATCAAAGAATATGTGAATATGATATCCCTCTGTCGTTTCTCCCGACCTAATAGAAGTAGGATCAGGACTCGCAGAAACGGCACCTTCAATCGTATTATATAAAGGGTAATACCTGTTTATTTCAAAAGGGCCCGTTTCATTGACTGAACTGGGTTGGGATTCCTCTTGGGTGGTGTCTGGTATAGTTGGTGGGGAATACTCTGTCTGTGACGCAGGAGGAGACGCAGGAGGAGGTGTGGAAGCAGGTGGGGGTGGAGCAGCTGGAGGTGGTGGAGGTGGAGCAGCTGGAGGTGGTGGCGGTGTAGATGCAGGGGGGGTTGGCGGTGTATAACTAGAACCGCCTCCTCCGACATTACCTGCATTGTTGTATCCGTATCCACTCATTAATCTTTCCTCAGTT